TTCCTGGCACGGTTTGCCATGGCTGCTACGCTCTCAAAGGTTGTTACGTATTCCCTAATGTACAGGAAGCGCAATACAAGCGTCTGGCAGCAATTGATCATCCTTTTTGGGTCCAGGCAATGGCAGCTCAGATCTTACGCCACAAGTCTAAATATTTCCGCTGGCACGATTCCGGCGATATCCAGAGTCTGGAGCATTTGAAAAAGATATTCGAAATTTGTAAACTTACACCCGATGTTAATCACTGGCTTCCGACGCGCGAAGCTTCAATTATAGCTCTAATCACCCCTGAAGAGGTTCCAGCTAATTTGATTATACGACTTTCAGCAACTAAGGTTGACGGGCAGCCGTCTACCTTCTGGCCTTATACCTCCAGTGTAGTAACTGAAAACAAGACATGCCCTGCAGCGGAGCAAGATAATAAATGCAGAAGCTGCAGAGCGTGTTGGGACAAATCGGTTCCAAACGTTGCATATGGTAAACACTAACATGGCCCCGTCTACTCATTCCAGTCTCCGGGGCCGCTCCCCTCTCGAAACTCGCTTCAAGCTACAAGCCGCAAGCGACAAGCTTCAAGCGTCAAGCTCCCAAAGTCTCAAGCTTCAAGCGGCAAGCTTCAAGCGTCTCGCATAAAGGCGCAAGCTTCAAGCCGCAAGCTACAAGCTGCAAGACACTTGTGCCTTCATAAAGTTTCGAGTGACTAGAAGCGAGGTGCTTTACTAAGATAAATGTATTCTTAGGATGGCGTACATGGAAGCTGATTTGATGTGGTGAAAGTCGAACAGAATTAGTCTTCGTTACCTTAAGCTCAAGTGTAAAAAAGTGTTGGTTTTTATTATAACATAATAGATCTGGCGTGCCAAAACCGCTTAAATTTTCTAGCCTTGTGAAGCTGATGTTTGGCATAAATTTCTTAACTTCATGCCAGAATTTTGTCTCGGGTTTCAAGCTAACTACACTATTTGATTGGAGCGTATAACTTTAGACATTTTGTGTTTTTCTTTTTCAGTTTTTAACACAATTCTATGGGTTTCAGTTTTGCCAATAAGCATGTTTTCCATTAATCTTATTTCTGTAATGTCATGCAAATCACCATTAGGCATTTGAACTTGTATTCTTGCATTACCAGCAACTTCAGATTTTTTAATAAATCTTTCTAATACTGTTAATAATGTCTTTCCGTGTATCATAATTTATGTGACTAGCTGACAATGGAGATAATCAGCTAGTCCTAAAAGTAATTAGGGATCAGTATCTGGGAGTAAAAATCTTTCATTCCCTCGTAAGCCATCCCTGATTGACTTTTAGCCAAAATTAACTTAAATGTCAAGTTTATGGGATTACCAAAGAAATTAACAGAAATGCAAATGAAATTTGCATATGAAATAGTAACTAACGAAGGCAGAAAGACTGCAACTGAATGTGCTATTGATGCAGGTTATGAAAAAGACTGTGCTGTTGTTACGGCTAGCAAATTACAAAACCCAAAATTATATCCATTAGTTGTTCAATACATTGGAGAACTAAGAGCTGAATACCAAAAGAAATATGATGTTACATTTGAACGTCATATAACAGAACTTGCCAAACTTAGAGATGAATCAAGAAATAAGGGTGCATGGTCAGCAGCCATCAATGCTGAAGTTGCAAGAGGTAAAGCCGCAGGATTGTATATTGAACAGAAAATTATACGAACAGGTAAGTTAGAAGATTTATCAGCTGATGAATTAGAAAATAGATTAAAAGAAATTATGGAAGATTACAAACCACTTCTTGAGGGTGTTGAAGTTAAAGATCTTGAGGAAGATGTTAAGTCTAGACAGAAAAAAATTAGACTTGGTAAACCTCAACAACCCAAAAAGAAGGATGTGATGGAAGTTAACTATTCGTCTTCGTCCTCATCTTCATCATCAGACCAGTCTTCCGGTCCATCAGAATCAGAATCACACTGACATTGATTGTCTTCTAGATCTTGAGCCTTATCTCTAAGGATATCAATATCTTCTTGAATTCTATCCATAATGTCTTGGATAGACTCAGTTTTTTTCTTCTTTGCCATTGATTTTCTCCATTGTTTTGATGTTATTTGCGGGAATTACAGTTCTATCTCCAAATGTAATTTCGCCTAGATTGTCTATCTCATAGCTAGAAAATATCCAAACATAATCTTTGGTCTTTCTATAAATAAAACCAATTGAAATACAATGACTTACGTCCATACGATCAAATTCTACATCTGTAGCCCAGCCTGAATCGCTACAAATATCTTCCCATTCTATTCTGTATAACTCGTATTTGAACTTCATTCCCCTATATAGAGTTATTCTATATCTTTTGAAATATAATTACGCCAAAAGTTTTAAAAAATCTGTCAACTTTGTCAAATATACATATTATCCTTATATACCAATGATTCTGGCTTGACAGTTTCTTGACAGAGTTGACAGTTTTGAAAAGGAAGTCATATAAATCAATGGGTTATTTAGTTTCAAATCTGTCAAGTCGCAAAAACACCGCATAAATGCTCATTTTTATTGTGGCAAAATTGTGGCAAAGTTATGACTTATTTGTGTTTTGATAGTATTTGTCCACCCTCTCAAGCCATTTCCACTTGTATTCACGAAATTGTGAACCATTAATTATAAATCTTTGGAAGAAATTATCTGGTGTAACCATCAGTATAACGCCTTGTTCTATATTAGTTCTATGAACATAATCATGAGCTGTCGCATACGCAGCTAGCTGCAACTTATAATCTTCTATCCACTCGTCTTTTTTTGGCTTATTTGACTGTTTAAAGTCCACAATACTGTCTCTACCTTGATATATTCCACATAGATCAGTAGCCCCTGCATATAGGCCTGGATAATGTAATACAACTTCACTGCCCCATATTTCATGTAAATCAGGTAAACCCTTGTCTATTATCGTTTTAGCCATGCTCTCAGCCTCTCGCCCCTCGCTGCTCAAGTCTAGCAACCCGCCACCATTGATATGGTGTTCTAAATACGTGTGCATTGCAGTACCACGCTTTGCCGCTTGATTCTTTATTTCATCTGCTTTAGAATCTCCGACCTTTAATTTCCATTTAGCTAAAGATTCTCGCTTCTCGTCGCTCGCTGTAGCAGCTAGAATTGTGGTCACAGAAGGGAGCTTCTCGTCTCCAACCTCATAGTGCCTTTCATCCTTAATCAAAGATCTAACGGACTTAGGATACTCGTATAATTTATTCCATTTCATTAATAATAAATTTCAAATTTCGTTTATTGTTTTTCATAATCTAGTTACTGTAAACCAAATTAATATAGCTATAACAATTACAATTACAAAACTCATATAATAAACTTAGCACCTTTCTTTAAATTTTCTTCAGCCCACAATGGACGAAGATTTGTATAATGAAAACATTTCTTTTGTGCTTTTATATCAGTTAAATCATAACTAACACAAGGTATAATGTGATCAATATGCCATTTATTACTGTTTTGCCAACCCATCATTTCTCCAGTTTTTAAATTAATATAAAATTGTTTTTCTATGTATTTTTTAAATTCAGGAATAGAAATACCTAAATATTCAACTGTTCTATTTCTTTTCGTTGTATTAACAGCTTTTAAAACTTCTCTAATCCTAGCTGATAATCTCATTTTGATGTTAAAATGAGGATCTGTTTTATATTTTTTTCTTTGGTATACAACAGCCTGTTGAATATATCTTTTTTTATTTTTGTTATATTGGTTTCTTCTTTTACTTCTTTCATTTGCATGATTTGCATAATAATTTTTTTTTCTTATTATATTATCACAAGATTTACAAAATGTTTGTGTTCCGTTTTTTTTACTTTTATAAAATTCATTAAATGGTTTTTCAATTTTACATTTAAAACAAACTTTCATTAATGTAGTCTCCTAACCATAAAAGGCTCTATTTTCTTAGAGTTTTTAACAACGGTTTTTAACATGTCCTTAAATTCATTTTCACTCAATATGGTTTTATAGAGTCTAAACGATAGCGCAACCATTGTAGAGGCCACAATCTGAGCATCATCATATTTAACAACGGTATCTAACATACGATCAAGCATTTCATCGTAAAGTATTTTTAACCTAGTTTGATCGTTTTTTAATGTTTTTTTACCAGTCATTTCTTCCTTCAAAGGCTCTTTCTTTTAGTTGTTCACGTAGAAATTCAACGTCTTCTTTTAACATTTCAATTTCCATTGATAATTTATAATTTTCTTTTTTAAGTCTTTCAATAATCCATTCTAGATCATTAGGTCCTCTATCTTTTAACACGACGTTTACCTTTTTTTGCTTTACCAAAAGCATCCCATTTTTTATGATATGCTTTTAATAATTTAGCGATTGCTTTTTTATAATTAGTTAAAGTCATTAGTTTACTCCTTTCGTTTCTTCAAGGTCTTTTATTACATCTTCTGTGATATCAACCTCACCTTGATTATTACAGTAATCACAGTCTATTGCTTCTTTCTTTCTATCATCATGATTAAATGAATATACAAATCCATTACCATGACACTTAGGACATATTATACTACCTCGCATATATTACCTCTTCGTTTTTAGCATTCCAAATAATGCCTGATTTTTTTAATTTTTTTAATTTAATTAATTCACATACTTTTTTATTTATGTAATCAGAATCAAAACCTGCAAAATCGCATGCTCTTTTAAAATTACCACTATTGTATATAAACCAATTTTGAGCTTTCTCTTTTACCCTATAAGGTGTTGCTTTGTTTTCAACATCCGATAAAGCATCATAAAGAGCCTGACAAATAACCGCACGCCAAAGTCTTTTTTCTGGCGAATAGTCTGTAGAGTCTTTATAAGTTGTATATCTACTTGCTAAAGCTTCCATTTAACTTTCTCACTTTCTCGTTTACTAACATTTTAACTATTTGGCTACGACTTAATTTTAAATCGTCATTAACCATTTTAGTTTGAAGTTTAGTAAGTTTTGCGTAAGTGTCATTATCGACAGTTACATTTTTATATTTACTAAAGTCAGTCATTTTAACCTTTCTATTTGTTATGTTTTATATATAGGATATTATATTAACTTAGTCAAGTGTCAAGTTATTGTTTTTTACCCTGACCTCTGTATGCTTTTCGCGTATTACGTTTATTAGGTTTTTTAGCGTGTCGTCCCGGTCTTTTTTTGTTGGTTTGTTTTATAAAAGCACCCGAACCGTTACTTATCTTTCTCGCCATAAATTAAATCTTCTGGTTTTTTATTAATAGGTAAATATTTAATAACTCCATTAACATGTTGTTTTAATTCTTCTCCACAACTTGTGCATTTATAAATATTATCTAATACGGATACTAACGCCGTAAGTTCTTTACAACTTGGACAAATACCATGAACAATTAATGATTCAATGACTAAATTTTTCATTCCATTGGAGAATATACAATTCTTCCTAAAAATTTACTAGCTCTTAAATATTGTTTTCTATTACCATCTTCATCATTATAGCTGCAATGAACCCATCCTGAGTTAGGGTCGTCAGGGTTCCAAAATTCTAATATACATTGATCGTAATCAAGATTTTTAACACACCAATCGGCTAATTCTTTATTATGTACACCAAATATTTCAAAATCTGCTGCTTGCCCCTTCGTGTGTTGACTCTTGCTGCTCGATCCTATCGCCTCGCATAAAGCTGCTGATCGGTAGCCGGAAGATATAGAGACTGGCATTTTAAAATGATTTCTAATTGGTTGTAATATATTTTTACAAAGTAAAATTAAATTAGTCACATGTTCATCACTTGGTTCATTTTTAATTCCAAGACGAATAGCTTCTTGTGATTTAGTTAATTCATCCAATGTAAAATTTTCACTTAGTAACATTTCTTAATTTATTAATAACCTCTATTACGTGTTTTTCATATTCTTTGTTTGTAGAAAAACTATCTAATGCTTTTGCCATTCTAATAGGGTCTTTATTGAATGACATGTCCCTAGCTTTTCTAAATTCCGCATACACTTGTTTTGTATTTAGAATTTCAATGTAATATTTAACAGATTCGCACTTAGTTTTAAAGACTCTTACACGCCATTCTATGTAATCTGGTTGTTTGTAAGGCAACATACCCTCTTTTGACCATACTCTTATGCCAAACAAGTTATTTCCTTCACGTGCAAAGCGTGATGTTCCATAATTAGATTCAACGATTGCTTGGGCTACGATTAATTCAGTATTTATGTGGTTTTTTGTTGGAATATCAAAATTGAGGTAGGCTATACATTTTTTAAGAGAATCTACAAACTCTTCGTTATTGTGATACTCAAATCTTGGAGGTCCAAACCCTAGGCTTTTAGCCCAGGCGATAATGGCGTTTTCTGTCTTCTTCTTGGCGACGGGGTTCGGAAAGAATGTACCTAGCAAGAATGCCACTAAGGCTATTATCAAATACTTCCATACTAATATAGTCTTTGTTGTCATAGCATTTACAGTGATTTAATAAACAGCATCCAGCTGTTGTATTGTTGATACAATTAATCTTTGTCGACTTCATTAACTTGATAAAACATATTATCAGAGTCCTCTGTTATCCAGCCTTTGTTTTCCACATTCCACCTAGAAGTTTGTACCTTATAATCAGGCCAATGTGATGAAGTAGTAAAACTAGGCACATTCCACAGAATGCGATTGTTAGGCATGATAGCGTAATTACCGTTATCAAGAGCCAGAACATGCCCGCACTTATGTTCATGAGGGATTTCAGAGTGTTCTGTATCCAAGATATTACTATCTGGATGCGCCCAGTCAATAGTAAATAAATATTCGCCATGAATAAATTTCTTTGATTTACTTAGATATTTGCATCTTTGACCTTTTAAAAAATCAAAAACAATAACGCTAGGATAATAACTAAATGAATTCCATAGTTGAAGATCGTCGAGATCTTGATGTTCCATCGGTGTGCTATACACATTATTGCCGACTCTTCTTTGAACAAAAGCAGAGATAGGAAGTCTCCAATATATCGCACCGTTGCTGAGTAAACAATGAAACAACGTCGCACGCCCGCTAATACTCCCCAAAGCAAATACCACGCAGTCTTCAGTTTCTCCTTGATGTTGTCGTAAGTCATATAAGTATTCTCTCCTTATCTTACAGTAGATTGGAGGTATATTTGCATTTAAATATGCCATAATCAACCATAAATATCTCCCCATGTTTCACCGCTTTCATAATCTACCTTGTTGGGGATTTCCAAAGGTACGGCGTTTTCCATTATTTTAACAATCTTCTTTGCTTGATCATCGTCTATAACAGAAATATCTAATTCATCATGTATTTGAATGTGTGGAACAATTCCTTCTTTATATAAATCTAACATTGCTTTCTTTGTCATATCTGCTGCAGATCCTTGTATTAATTTATTTAATGCTTTGTATGTAAAACATCTTTTAATTTTAGGATTAGCTTTTAATTTTTCTACATCTGCTTCAGGATATTTAGTTAACCAATTATCTATAAATTTTTGTGTAGCTTCTTCTTTTGTCATTGGGGTAGACATTACTCCCATTCTAAATTCATCTATCTCCCATTTATCAAATCTACATTTTCTTCCCAATAAAGTTTTAATGTAACCATTTGTATTTGCTAATCTTGATGTGTGTGACATTAATTCTTTTACAAAAGGTACATTGTCATGATACTGATTAAATAAATTTTCTGCTTCTGCTTTTGTAGACAAACCAAGTTCAGCTTGTAATTTAGCTTTACCCATTCCATAAAATAAACCTAGATTAATTGTTTTAGCTTGTGATCTAGATATACCGGCCATATCTGCAACTGTTTGGTGGAAGTCTACGTTATTATTATTAAATCTATCTACAATGTTTTCAACTGCTTCATCATTGCATATAGGTTCTTCTGTAACTGCATAATGCACAACAAGTCTTGGTTCTTGTTGTGAATAGTCAAAACAACCCCATTTATGACCTTCTTCTGGTATAAATAATGATCTAATCATTGGTCCTAAATCTTTATTTCTTGCAGGTATTTGTTGTAAGTTTGGATTAGAATAACTAAATCTCCCTGTAACAGTTCCACCTGAGTCAGATCTAATTGGATTGATATCAGCATGAATACGACCTTTGTGTTCAAATCTTAAAATTGTATCAATAAAAGTTGTATGAGCTTTGTTTATTTCTCTTGCTTTTGCAATCATTTGGACTATAGGGTGTTTGTGTTCTTGTAAAAAATTCTTTGTGAAAGAAGGTGCTAATGATTTCTCGGTTCTTTCGTAGTGTAAACCTAATTTATCAAAAACTGTGGCAATTGATTTTGCAGCCCAAATTTGAGGGTCTATCCCTGTTTCTTGTTTTACTTTTAATAATAAGTCTTTTTCTTGTGATGTTAGCTTTTGTTTCAGGAGTTTTGCTTTCTCTACATCAACTCGGACTCCTTTAAATTTCATATCAATAAGACATGGAAATAAATCTGTTTCTAATTTAAGTATATTTTTTAGTTTTTGATTTTCGATTTCTCTACTCAATACTTTAAATAATTCTAATGTTAATTCAGCATCCTTTTCAGCATAAGATCCAACATACATCGCCGGAAGTTTATACATTTCAGATTTAGGATCTATTCCCCAGGACTGAGCTGCTTCATTCAATGCTGCTTCATTTTTTGTTTTACCTAAATAATCAAATGCAACACTATTTAATGAATACCATAATCTATTCTCATCAATTAATGATGCCATAACCATTGTATCTACAATCTCACCATTAATCTCGACGCCCGCCGCTCGAAGCCAGCATACGTCATACATCGCATTGTGAAATAATTTAGTATTAGGTGCAGCACAAACTTCTTTAATCCAGGCCATAACTTTATCTTTATCTATATTTCCACCGCCTTCATGAGCAATTGGATAATATGCGGACCATCCATCAACAGCGACAGCGATACCAACAATATTACCTTGTCCTCTAACAGCTCCAGATCCCATTGATTTAAGTTCTGGATCTTTAGTTTCTAAGTCAATAGCTACATGACTATAGCCTTTTAAACTTGGAAAATTATCTGGACAAATCCATTCTTTTTGAGCTTCAAACATTTATATAACCATCATTAAAAAACAATATATACACAACACTGTAAACAATCCTAAATCAAATACTGCCATTTTCTTTCCTTTCATTCTTTGTAATCTCTTTCCATTATCATTTCTATATAATGAATTGCTTTTAAAAGATCTTGCTTTTTACCTTTGTCTTGATGCCTGCAAATATATTTAATAGCGTTTCCTTCTGCAAACAGTATCTTATTTTCATTGATAAAGATAGAAGGTTGTATTTTATATTTTTTATAATGTTTGCCACCAATTTGTTTAAAAAACACATCATTACTCATATTGGGTCTCCTACGCTATAGTTATATTCTTCTGTTGGTTGCATGATATATAAGTTCTCCTTTGTTCTGGTTACACCTACAAAAAACAATCTGTGTTCTGGATCAGGATTTCTTCTTGCTGATTCGTATATGACTCTTTCTAAATCAGTAAACAAAACAACATTGTCGCATTCTTCACCTTTCACGCTGTGTATTGTAGATACTTTAATTCTTGGTTTATCAAAAAGATTATCTCCGTTTGCTATTAATGATTTCATATATAATTTACTTTCTTCTGGAATGTTTAACTGTTCCCAACTTCCAAATATTTCTAATCCATGATCCATTCTAAGATCATCAAGATCTACATAATTTACATTCTCTAATGATTTACCTTCTGAAAAACCTCTTTTAACATGTTTAAGTTTATAACTTAAATATTCATAAATTAATTTTGCTTCATCTCCACCAACAGAAGCTCCTTCATTTAATCTTACCCAAATTCTATAAGCTTCTAATAATTGATTTGGCAATAAGTCATTGATTTTACTATCAAATCTTAGGTTTAAAGAAGTTAAATAATCCCGTATTGGATATAACATTTTGTTAGTTCTAGCTAATATCATCCAGTTTCCTGAATTAAAATTTATGTTATCCATTGTTTGATTATAAAATACTTTACCTTCTGCATCTCTTGGTTTCCAATCTTTAACCATTCGATTGTTAATATGTTCTAAAATACTTAAAGCTTCTTTGTGAACTGCTCGAGGCACTCTTCTTGATTCTACTCTTGGATCTTTTTCACCTTGTAAATTTATAAATATATTTTCATCCGCACCCTGAAAAGTATATATGGTTTGATCGTCATCCCCTGCAATGTAAGATCTTTCACATTTTGATTCAATGTAAAAGAACATATCCCATTGCAGAGGATTCAGATCTTGTGCTTCATCTAGAAAGACAGCGTTGAGTGGGGGACACTTATCTTTCTCGACAAACTGTTTAATCATATCGGAATATTCAATCATTCCTGTTTGTTCTTTATATGATTTTAAATCGGCATCAATTTGTTCTGTTAACCATATATCAATAGAATGTTGCAAATCTAATTCTATGGCTGCATCAACAATAGGAATTTTTTTAGCTCTAGCATATTCAATAATTTTCATGTGGTGATTTTTATATTGAGGAATACCAGAATCATTTACATATGATTCAAAAGACATGTCTCTACATATTTGTGAAAAGTTTTTAAATGCTTTCCATTTAGAATCTTTTAACAATCGTGTATTTGTATCTATATTTAATTGTCTTGTGCCTAAAGAATGCATTGTAGATATGTAAGGAAAATTCTTTTTAATATCATAAGTTGGAAATAAATTTTCTATTCTTTTCTTAGCCTCAGTCGTTGCAGCATTACTAAATGTAATGTATGCAATTTTAATTGTAGGCGTTTTATATTCTTCTATTTCTTTTCTT